ACAAGCTACAACTGGACAGCTCTCTTTGATAATGTGAGGGTTGGGGCTCGTAACTTTGCACTAGGAACTGCTAGAGCAACTATAGGAAATCAAGGGAAAATCTATACACTAGCACAATCAGCTCAGAATTGGCCAACGGTTCAACCACTTTATTTAACGTTTGATTATGTGGCCTCTGAAACCATCAAAGGTTTTAGGCTTAATCGTGTAATTAAGTATAGCAACGGTTCACCAGAACAGTGGGATTTTACTACTGATGATAAAGCCTTAGGAAGACAATACATAGACACAACAAGCGTCAAAAGTGGGACATACTCACAAGCTTGGTTATGGAAACCATACTCAAACGGTAGAACAAGTGATCTAATTAAAGAGATTGCCTTGTATCTAAATTTTGAGAATGGCTCAGATGGAACGGTCATCATCTCAAATCTAAGAGTCAATACTGGGACAGTCCCTATTGATTGGATACCAGCTCCTGAGGATGTTGAGGATAGCCTTAATTCTAAAGCTGATCAAGGGCTAACTCAGGAACAACTGAACGCTCTCAATGAGAAAGCTGGAATTATCCAGGCTGAGCTTGAGGCTAAAGCTAGCGCTGACACACTTGATAATTGGATAAAGGCTTACAAGGACTTTGTCCAATCTAACGAGACCGCAAGGGTGCAAGCTGAGAAAGATTTGATTTCAGCTAGTCAGCGTGTTTCAAACATTGCCAAAGATTTGGGAGAATTATCTGACCGCTGGAATTTCATTGACACCTATATGAGTTCCTCAAATGAGGGGCTTGTTATTGGTAAGAATGATGGCAGCTCTAGCATAATGTTCAACCCTAACGGCCGTATCTCAATGTTTAGTTCTGGTGTAGAGGTTATGTATATTTCTCAAGGTGTTATACACATTGAGAACGGGATCTTCTCTAAGACTATCCAAATAGGCAGATTTAGAGAGGAACAATATCATATCAACCCTGACATGAATGTCATCCGCTACGTTGGATAGAAAGGAGTAAAATGGCTAAATTTAGTAATTCAAGTGGGAGCTTGTATCTCAATGTATATGTAGATCAAGGGTCTCAGAGTATCACAGCTAACACCTCAACGGTAAACTGGAGAGTAACAGTTAGCCGGACGGGCGCCTATTACACTCATAACCATCAAGGAGACAGTACGTTGTCTCTCAATTTAGATGGCAGTAATGTGCATTACAGCTATCCGACGTGGGAGACATCAGGCGAGGAGTACACGCTAGCTAGTGGCTCAAGTACAATCTCACACAATGCGGATGGGACTAAAAAACTCCCTATTTCTTGTACGTTCAATCCTAACAATGGCCTGCATGGGACTATCACAGTGTCAGCTAGTCTCAGCCTGACAACTATACCACGCTCAAGCTCTGTGAGAGTGAGCGCTGGCGTGATTGGTAGTTCAGTTACTATCAATATTAACCGTCAAAGCTCAAGTTTTAAGCACACAGTGCGCTATGCTTGGGCTGGCAAGAGTGGAACGATTGCAACGAATGTAGACACATCTACTAGCTGGACGATCCCTCTTGACTTTGCAAATGACATTCCCAACTCAGCGAGTGGAACAGGTACAATCTATGTAGACACCTACTCAGGCTCTACTAAGACAGGAACGCAGTCAACAACCTTGACCGCTAGCGTACCAAGTAACGTAAAACCCACATTTACAGGAGTTTCCCTGTCAGACTTGAACGGTGCTGCTCAGAACCTTATCCCAAACGGAAACACGTTCATCCAGGTAATCTCTAACATCAAAGTAGCTTTTAATGGCGCAGTCGGTTCTTACGGCTCATCCATCACTGGATACTATGCTGAAATCGTTGGCAAAAACCAGTCTACAAGTTCAAACGGTGGCGGTCTTGGTATTATGAACTATCACGGCACCATCAACATCAGAGCAAGAGTCTCGGATAGCCGTGGTAGATGGTCTGATACTAAAGAGGTATCTGTAACCGTGCTTGAGTATTTTGCTCCAGCATTGAGCTTTAGCATTGCAAGAACGGGCTCAACCTCTAGCACATTAACAGTCACACGAAATGCCAAGATAGCGCCTTTGGCTGTCTCAGGTAGTCAAAAAAATACAATGACCCTGACATTCAAGGTTGCAAGACTTGGGACTACTAACTTTCAAGTAGACACAGGACCAGCCACTGGATCCTGGACAAGTATCTCAACCCTAGTCAACTCTCAGGCTAACCTAGCTGGCAATTATCTAGCTAATCAGTCATGGGTCGTCATTGGTACACTAGAGGACAAGTTCACACGGTCTGATTTCATGGTCAACGTGGCCACGGAAAGCGTGGTTTTGTCTTATGACAGGTCGGGGGTTGGGGTCAATAAAATTCGTGAGCGTGGAGCCTTGGATGTGAAAGGTGATATATACGCCAATGACCAGCCTATTCAGCAATATCAGCTGACTAATGCTAATGGTGGCTTAGGTAAAGGTAGTGCTCAATGGAACGACGTTTGGAATAAGCAAGGAACTGAGTTCGGTTGGAGAAGTGATAAATATGACGACAACCCTACTGGCAACGATTGGGGTCTGTATCAAAATTTTTGGCTTGATAGCTGGAAAGGCGTCCAATTTTTCACAGGGGTAACATCAAATAGGTTTTTCTTTAGGACTTACAACAATGACAGTAGATGGAGACCATCTCAATGGAAAGAGATCGCTACTAAAGATGACATCCAAAAATATACTCAAGACTCTACTTGGCAAGTCCTACCTTTGCAAAACGGCTGGGTACATCATCCTGATTATGACAAAGTTCAGTACTCAAAAACATTTGATGGAGTGGTTTACATCAGAGGCACGGCTTACAAAGGCAGAACAACAAAAGAGACAGTTATTGGTGTCTTACCTGTCGGATTTAGACCTAAACAAACTATGTTTGTATCAGCTCTAAATAATAGCTATGGCACGGCTGTTTTAGGTCTCTATTCGAGCGGTAACATAGTCGTCAAGGGAAACGTTGACGCTGATTGGCTCAATTTTGACAATATTTCATTTAAAATTTAAAAACGAAAGGAAACTATATGAAATTAGAATACGGTTCAAAATCTTTAGAATACGACGGAAGTGGTGCAGTATCAGCCACTAAGGTCACATTGATCAATGCAAGTGGGGCAAATGTACCAATCTTGCTACCAGCTGATAAAATCAGCTTATCAAACACAGAGCTTTTTGAATTAGCTCTGGAGTCGATCTATGAGGAGAATTTCCCAAACCGAGCAGAAAACGAAAAATTCAGCAAGGTAGCTCAAGAACTCCAAAAGAACAAAGAGGCAGCGGCTCAAGCTGAGCAAGCAGCAACAGAAACTAAAGAAAATCTTGACACGGTATCAGCTATCACTGAGGTCTTGATTGCCTTGGCAGTATCTCAAAATGGTGGTATGCCTACCCATGCTTATGGCAAGGTCGCAGCATTCATCAAGCCACTTGCTAAGGACACACGCTACTCAAACGGGGACATCATCTCAGGCGCTTATCCGTTTGATACCAATCCGAAGTGGCCTAAAGGTACGCAAACTATCTTTAAATTCCAGATGCAAGCTACTGAGGGCTATACATACAAGGAGCAATCACTTGCTGAGATGTTGCAGCAAGGTGTGCTTACTGTGGTTATGCCTAGAATCGATTAAGGAGGATATATGCAAATCGAATTTTTCAATTTTTTTCGTAGCGTAGTCCAGACTGAAGACGGTCTGGTCTTGTACGCTCTGGCTTTGATTGTCTCAATGGAAATCATTGATTTCTTGACAGGGACAATTGCTGCTATCGCAAACCCTGACATCGAGTACAAGAGCAAAATCGGTATCAATGGGCTCCTTCGTAAGATTTTAGGGGTTCTCTTGCTGATGATCCTTATTCCGATGTCTGTGCTCTTGCCTGAAAAGACAGGCTTCGCATTCTTGTACTCGATCTATCTTGGATACATAGCATTTACTTTTCAATCACTCATTGAGAATTACCGCAAACTAAAAGGAAATATCACTCTTTTTCAGCCAATTCTGAAAGCATTTCAACGCTTGCTTGAGAAAGATGATGATAAAAACAAAGGAGAATAACAAATGCAACAAATCAATGAAATCATTATCAATTCAGCAATTAGCATTCTTGTCATTTTAGCTGGCATTGCAGTCAAATCTATCAAAGAATATCTTGTTCAAAAAGGCGGAGAGAAAACAATCAAGATTGTTGAAATCTTAGCTAAACATGCGGTCAATGCAGTTGAACAGTTATCAGCTGAAACAGGCTACAAAGGCGAAGAGAAGTTAGAACAAGCTCGAATCAAAATTCGGGCAGAACTTAACAAGTATAATATTGGCATGACGGACAAAGACCTGGACACATTCGTTGAGTCTGCGGTCAAGCAAATGAACGATGCCTGGACTGAAAAATAGATCAAGAGAACCTTTTTAGGTTCTCTTTCTTTTTTATTAGAAAGGAGGTTAGCATTTGAAAAAGGCCATTAAAAAAAATACAGACATTTGTGTAAATGTCCGAGATGGCGCTGACAAAGTAAGCGAGGAATTCTACTCGCATGACAAGAATAGCGCTTTTATTGACTTGACCTTGAACAGTATCAATGCTGAGAAAGTGACCGTCTTATTCCATTTCCAGAAAACAAATCGCTTTTTGGAAGTTGTCGGAGTAGTTGAAGATAAGCACGTTTCTATTCCATTTGATACATCGATGATCACGACCGACGAAACTGTGACTGGTTTTGTCTATGCTGAAAAAGACCTGCAATCTGCAGACCTTTTCAGATTCTCGTTTGGTGTGCGTGTTTCTGAAATCGACAAGCTCGACGGTGTCCCTGTTATCGAGAAAGAAACAAAGCGCATTGTGGCAGTGACTGACATTGTGACCAAGTCAGAATTAGAGGAAGCATTGAAGCATATCAAGATTGAAGGTGCGACCTATGACGACTCGGAAGTTATTAGACGATTAGCCTTATTAGAAGCTAAGCCTGAACCTGATACAAGTCAATTCGCTACTAAAGAAGAGCTACAGAATATTTCACTGACTCCTGGTCCAAAGGGTGACAAAGGAGAACCTGGACCGCAGGGTACTCCAGGAGACGTCGGTCCTCAGGGACTTCCAGGTCTACAAGGTCCACCAGGACCTAAAGGGGAAACAGGTGAACGTGGTCCACAAGGCGACATTGGACCTCAAGGTTTGCAAGGTGAACGAGGGCAAGACGGACAAACTGGACCTCGAGGGGAACAAGGCCCTGCTGGCTTACCTGGACCAATCGGACCTCAAGGGCCTATTGGTTTGACTGGTCCGAAAGGCGCTGACGGTGTAGGTATTCCTCAAAAGATATCTTTGAGTGGGGACACTCTCACCTTGTCGGACGGTGGAGGTAGTATCACACTTCCAACCGCTACACCATCAAACACAGGCGGTCAAGTATCCGAATACGAAATCCATGGTCAAGGTATGCCAAATGGCAAGGTAACAGCGCCGGTTGGGACTACCTATGTTGACACAGCTGTTACAAACAAGGCTCTCAAGTGGATCAAACGTTTCGGTTCGGATAACCAAGGATGGCAGGTTCTAGTAGGTGACACTGGGTGGATCAATCTTCCTATTGTTTCTAAACTTGGCGGCTCTTATCTGAAAGTACGCCGTGTAA